ATTCTTTACCTTCCATGATACCTTGTACAAAGGCCTGAGGTGCAGATGGGTCTGCTACAATATCGGCAGCGGTTGCCAAGTAGAAATCTTTGTTTACATAGTTTGCACCATTCTTTTGTTGCAAACTACCCATGCCTCTTGATGAGACTGCGAGTTTACCACCATCATCCATAATGTTTGATACAATACTACCCATTGGAGTTGACATAACTTTTGCCTCACCAACGAAGTTTTTACCATCTCTTACTAGAGATGTAACCATATGCGATACTCTTTCCAGATTGACAGTCGGCCCTTCTGGATGTCCAAGTTCACCATAACCACGATTCTCGTTAATGAACTCTCTGTTGTATCGTGCAACTTCCTTTTCTAAAACCTCAACAGGATAAATTCTACCGTTGCGGTTTTTGATATCTCCCTGTAGGAAGATACCTTTTAATTTGTAATTCTTTTTACCAGACTTTTCGTCCTCTTCCTTGAGGATTTCAACGTCATGTACTTCTTCTGTAATCAGTTTCATTGTAATCCCCTTATGCGTGATGTGCCACAGGTGTTAGTTTTACATCGGCGGATGCGGCGAATACTTTGTCAGTAGGTTTTTTAATTACCATGTGACTTGCACCAGCGCCTAGATGGAATGAACCCTGTGTAGTATTCGATGCGTTACAAACAGTAACTAATTGTGCGGCTGCATTTGTGTTCAGACAATATACAACAGTTGCACCATCGAATGCGGCACCAGCACCAGCGTTTGTTCCAGCGTTTGCGGCCGCAGCCAATAACTTTAATTTTGCCATTTTTACATTCCTAACATTTCTCTCTCAAAGTACTTCAAAAGTTCTTTTTCTTTGACTTTGAACTTCTTTGCGGAGTCTTTTATAGTTTTCTCAAAAGTATTTAGGAAATCTGAAGGTTTAGAGTCCATAATACGGAAAATATCATCGACCGCCTCCTTCATCTTAGGAGACAGTTTACGATATTCCTTTGATTTTTTGTGTTCATCTTTCTCTGGAAGAGATTGAACTACCTCATCAAACCGTTTCATCTTCCGTTTCTTCTACCTCTGGAATGTGTTGCTTAATCATAGATGCAGCAACATCTTTTCTTCTTGCCTCAAGACTTGCACCCACCTTTTGTGAGATTGCATTCTTGAATTCGTTCTCTGCACTTAGATTATCGCTATCTGCAAGTGCATCAATTATTTCTCTACTCATAACATTTTACCCTTTGGTTTTTTTGATTCAAATTGGTCATCTTCTCCACCACCTTCATTTGCAATTTCATCCTCAATCTCATTAATCTCTTCTTGAGTTTGTTTTAGAATGTGCTTTCTAATCCAAGCCTTTGAGAAGAAATTACCAACGTAGGGTTCAACAGTACCTAACATTTCCAGACGTTCTCTAAGGATTTCTGCATCACGCAACTCTGCGAAATGACCATCCTGTAAGTAATCATACTGGATATGTTCTTTGATTTTATCCCACTCTTCTTCAGCAATCACACCTGTAAGAATAAGTTGTGTGCGAAGAACATCATGGAATAATGCGGAGAACTTTTTACGAAGTCTCTGTACAAATTTAGAGAACTTCAATTCATCTCTGGTAATCTCTGTAGACCTACCAAGAGAAAAATTCTGTTCTGCTTCCATTCTGGACATAGGTACGTTTAACGACCTATACAGTTTTCTCTGGAAGTATGTGATATCATCAATCTCACCAAGATTTGAACCGCCAGGCAAGGTTGTGATTTCTGTACCTCGGCCACCTTCTCTACGAGGTAACCAGAAGTCTTCCAACATTGACATATGATTTCTATCGTCACGAATCTCACCAGTTGATGCATCATAGACCAACTTGTTACGATAACGACTCATCACATCTTTTAGGTATTGTTCCGCCTTAATTTTCGGAAGGTTACCAACGTCAATGTAGAAAATTCTACGTTCAGGCGCTCTTGAAATACGATAGATAACCAATGCATCTTCAATCATTCTTAACTGATTGACAGGTTTGATTGCCTTATGTAGATAAGACAATACTGTACCTTTAGTTTGGTCAACCAATCCAGAAGGACAATATGTAATGGAATCTGCCGTGATTTTTAGTGCGGCCTGTGGTGTTGCACTATTGTCTACTACCTTTTCATTGTACAGATAATATTCAATAGTTGCCTTTGTTTTATCAATACCAGTAATTGGGTCAGGTCTGTCTTTGATGACTTCCCTTACCTTCTTAATTTTTCTGGGGTCAATATAACGAAGTTCCTTGATTCCTTTTCTTGTCTCTTTCTTATCAATTACTTTGTGGTAATAGATACGACCATCAACATACCATCTACGAAAGATGTCATGTCCTTTGACATTGAAATCAAGTAATTGAAGAACTCTGTCGAACTCTTCATGAATACGTTTTTTAACTTTATCAGAATACTCTAACCTGTCTAAACGCAACGCAACAGGGGCATCGTACTCATTTGAAGCGATGCCTTCACTAACGATATCTTCAATTGCAGAATCACACTCTGGTTGAATCGCAATGTCACGATAACGTCTGATTAAATCGTTTTCTGTCTTGTCTCGCCCATCGACATCTAATGTTTGACTGTAGAAACCGCCACCAGCGACTTCAATAGTGCCATCATCAGATGAAGGGAGAGTAAAAGACTCTCCCTCATCCTTTGAACGAGTGATTTTGAAACCAAATAATTCAGCCATAATAACTCCTATTTTCTACTACTATTTAGTAGGTTTCTAGAAGTTAACTGCTGAGGCTTCAAAGTGGTGATATCTCCAAGTTACTCCGAACTCTTCAATAGCGTTAGCAGTCTCATAACTTAATTCGATAGGTGCAACCACTTGTGGGAAACATCCACGAAGGATATAAGACTTGAGAACTGTATCATCACGGTCAAGTTGCTCAACAATTAGGTCTGCTTGGTAATCAGCAACATTGATAAGACCAGTATTCGTCACAGTGTCATTCATGGCATTCTGCCATCTTTCCATTGCGTTACGAACCATGAAGTCAGTATCGTTAATGATTGTTGTTTCCCAAGTGTCAAACTCACTATCACCTACGATGTAGAGATTTCTACCTCTGAAGGGAATAGGAATTTCACCCATTGTTCTGCCAGGCAACGCAGCCGCCTTGACAAGGAATGAAGTTCTTCTTGCATCTAAACCAGTTGCAATTGCGCCAGGCGTGTTCATAGTTACACGAAACTGGTTTGCTCTTGCACCGCCACCTGTCAGTTGTGCCTTAAATTCATCAATAGTAGCCATCTAATTATCCTCCTATCTCTGAAAACGCAACCCCTGTCCTCACGGCAATGAAGTTTAGTTGAATGAAGTTGATTGAACGAGCAGGTTTGATGAAGATGTCTGCAACAAACTCGTTTCGGTCAATGACCTCACCTGTGTTATTTGTACCATCACAAACTACTGAGAAGTCTGTGATACCTCTACGACCTTGAATATCTCTCAAGAACGGTTCTACCAAGTTTCTGAACTGGGCCTGAGTAAACTCATCGTTAAACTCAAACAGTTGGAACTTAGCGGCAGTTGCAATTGCCTTCTCAAGAAGGATAAACAATCTACGAACATTAATTCGGTCAAATGCACTAGGCTTAGAAAGCGCAGTCTTATCACCGAACAATACTGTTCCTTGGCCTGGGAATGTTACGACAGGGTTAATTCTGGCAGGATACAATGTATCTCTTTGTGCCTTGGTTGGGTTAAACGCAAGTTTAACTGCACCACGAATTTGACCTCTGTTGAAACCGCCAGGCGAGAAGAATGGGTCTGCAACTGTATCTACGTTTGCACATAGACCAGCAATATCACCATTCAAAGGTACAAAGCGATATACATCGTTGAACTTATCGTACATATACTTGTATCCACTGTCGAATACTGCATAGGACGAACTTGCAAGTCCATCGAAGAATGCTTTTACGTTAGCGGCCTGAGTAATTGAACTTGAGACATTAACAACATCTGCTCTACGAGGAGAGATAAATGCGACAACATCTTTTCTTGCTTCTGCAATGTCAATAAGGTTAGTTGCATGAGTAGTTCCGTCTGCACTAGCAGGAGCAGTACCAGCCATGATAAGGTTTACATCGACTGTTTCAGCGTCTGCAAAGTTATCGTATGCAAGTTTCAGTTCACCAACTGTCACTGCATAGTCATCTGTACCACCAGCAAGGTTATCATCTTTGATACCACCTTTACCAGCAGTTGATGCGAATGTAGTGCCAGCAACTGGGTCTGTACCAGCATTTGACAATGAAGAGTCATGGTCTAACCAGTAGATAAATTCTGACTGACCGTAGATTACATCTGGATAGTAGTTAGTTCCACCCTGTGCAGTTTTAGCAGATGCGGCCTGTGATACGAATGGGAATGTTTCAAGAACAGAATTAGTTCTTTCACCATTTGTATCTGCTCTGAAACCAGAGATGTCACCAGTTCTGTCAAATACAACAACGTGTATTTCATCACCGATAAGACCTTTACCAGTTGCATATGTTGATGTGCCTGGGGCCGCATCAAACAAGTCATGAAATCTCCAACGTCTACGAACATTTGTCGCAGCAGCAAGAGCAGTTTTAAGACCACCACCGTTTGGATTGTCTAATTGTTTAATTGTTAGATTGTCAGTTGAGATTGCAGTAACCTCATATTCTTGACCATCTGCTTCTTGAAAATGTACGATGTCGCCTACATTAAATGCAGCACCACCGTCACCAGCAGAACCACCACCATTGTCAATTCCAACAGTAGTTGCACCAATAGCAGGAGTACCAGTTGTTACACCAAGTGTTCCAGCATTTCCAGCAAAGTTTTGTTCATATGCGGTTGCGTTAGAACAAATTGACACACCAAGTGAGTTACCATGTGTACCAGCAGTTCTTGCACCCCATTCACCACTAGAACCTTGTCCAGCGGAGTAGTTATTTAAATAATCTGTAGTATCCTTGATAAGTAAACCAGAACCACCACTCATTGCATTTAAAATGGCAGATTCGGCACGAACAACTCTGAGTGCGTTACCGTACTGCAAAAAGTTTGCAGCGGTGAACCATGTCTCAAAGTTACTTCCGTTTGGTTTACCGAAGACCTTCAGTAATTCTTGTTCCGAACTAATTGCAGTAATCTCACCTACAGGGCCCTTCTGGAATGCACCAGCAACGGCACCAATAGATGTTGCAACAGATGGAACAACATTAGTAAGGTCTACTTCTTTAACAAGAACGCCAGGCGATAATTGAAAAGGCATCTTTGTTTCTCCTATTACTTTATATTAAAGTTGTTCACTTCTCATATATTTATCAATTCTTAGTTTTCAAAACCCATTTTTATATGCACCATTGCATATAAATAAAACTATGACACATTACAAACAATACAAGGAAACCATAAAAGAAGTGACAAAGAGAAACTATCGTAAGAGAGTAATCTGGGTCAATGAATTCCTTGCAAATCAATCCTGTTGTAATTGTGGGGAAACCGAAACGGCTTGTCTTCAGTTCTACCCACATAATTCTAAAATACGTTCTCTGTCTAAACGTAAAGGTTTAAATGCACAATCACGACAAGAAGTTATAAAACTTATTGACCAATCTAAGATTGTGTGTGCTAACTGTTACCTTAAAATTGAAAACGATATTGTTGAGATTATATAGGGTTTTACCAATTTGTATCGTAGTTTCTCACAATAGGCGACCAACGTGTACCATATTCGTCAACCATTTCACCCACATTGCTATCTTCTAATCCATCAGTAAAGAAACCAAACGGGGCCATATCCTGTTCTAGTTGATTTTGATGTTCTAAGAACATCTTTTCTCTAAGGTCAATATCAGTAAGTTCTTTAAAATATTGTTGGTTTGTCATCCATGCAAACAACACACAACACATTGCAAGGTCATCTGTGTGTCCTTCTTCTGCCTGATACGATTGTCCATGTTGTACAAACGTAGATAATTCATCAATTAATTCGTAGTCGTTGATGACAAGTTTATCTGTCTCAACCATTTGTTTGAGATTTGAACACCCTAATGTTTTTACCGCCTTGGTTGTTCTCACACCAAGTTGGGCTTTACCACCAGAGAAACCTGCTCCAAGAATCTGACCAGCACGACCACGCATTGATGCCATAACTAGATTATCATATTCCAAGTCATACTGCATTGCAGTTGCGACCTGTTCTCCAATGTCATTTACCTCAATCATCACATATGCTTGATTGTATCCTCTTGCGACTTGATGAATAATTGTAGGGAACAGTAACGGTTTAATTTCATTGTTACGATATTTTGCAACAATCTTATATGGTAATTGTGTTACATCAAATACGATAAATGCAGAATAGTCGTTGTTTGTTCCTCTTGCAACGTCCGCTACTAGTGCGTATGTGTGTCCTTCTTTGGGGTTTTCATATACATCAATACCAGCGTTTCTTTGAATTGGGTCATCATAGTGAAATGATTTAATCTTTGTAGGATGTATGAGTGTATTTACAGAACCCAAAAACTCACATTCAAATTCACGATTGAACTGTTCTTGTGAGGTGTTTGCAATGGTTTCTTCTTTCCACTTTTCATCTCGGCCTGGCACTTCTGACCAGTGAACCTCAATGGGAATGTAAGAGTTTCTTTCTGTCTCTGCGTCACTCCACAATTTATAGAATAGATTCATTCCATTGGGTGTGGAAACAATAATCACCTTAGTTGATTTACCAGATGAAATTGTAGGATACACAGAACTAAAGAAGTCCTCTGCGACATTGTGCGGCACGAATGCGAACTCATCCAAGAATATCATGTTGAATGAACCACCACGAACTGCACTAGATGATGTGGATGACGCAACAATGCGTGACCCATTCTCTAAGTCCAATGAACCCTTGTTCCAAGACATAACGCCTTGTTGCAACCATTTCGGTAAGTTTTCATACGCAAGTTGAAGTCTTCCAAGAATGTCTCTTGCAGTTGCGGCCTTGTTGGCAAGGATTGCAACATTCATACTTGGGTTGAATAAAACGTAGTGTAGGATATAGGACACGATTGTAGTTGTCTTACCAGATTGTCTGGGCAACTTACATATCGTAAATCTGTTATTGTGAATAGTTCCAACCATCTCTTTTTGAAATGGGAACATATTAAATGGAACAATTCCCTCATCCAAGGAAACAATCTTGATGTATGTTTGACAGAAATACATGGGGTCTTCCATGCACTTCTTATACTCAAGAATCTGTTCCTGTGTCCATTCGACAGGAACATTTGCTTTCTTTAGAAGGGGATTGCCAAGATAATGGTTTGCATCAGTCATGCAAATATTTATTCAGATGCTGGTGCGGCACGCTCTTCTAAATGTTTTGCATATGCATCTTTAACTGCATCAGTATGAAACTGTGCAACCATTGCTTTTACGTCTGCACTTTCCCCAGATGAATCTGAGTCTGGTGCAATAGTATGTCTATGGAAACTTCTTGAAAGTTCCACACCGTCTTCTTCAATAATAGTAGCAGTTCTCACTTGAATGTTCTTGAACTCGCCTACTATTTCAATTTTATCTTGTTCTGTACGTTTTGTAATCGCCATTATTTTTCTCCTTTTGTCCACCCCTAGAATCCACTAGAGGTATAAAGTTATTTATTATACATCTGTTATATACATATAACTACCAATAACATATCCACCAGTTAATGCACCAGTATTAAGACTTTGAGCTCCGCCGCCGGTACTCATGTTAGTAAGTAAAATTTGGTCTGTTCCTATTCCACGCCCTGTTCCAGCATTTATTGTTCGTCCAAGACCACCCATCTCATAAAATGTTGCGCCATTTTCTACTGCATAACCGTGTGCTGTTGTTAATGCAAATGGCAACGGCCCTATTCTTAAATTGCCAGAACCTTGACTAGATACACTATTAATCTGGATAAAGAATGTTGTATAAACATATCTGCCTATTTTAGTATATGTTCCATTTTGGGCCCCATATGAAACTGTTGGATTTCCGCTAGACGCAGCGAACACAGGTGTCCATGTGCCTTCTTCATAATCATCCAAAGTGTTTGCTGTACCAGTACCACCAATTTTTAGTCCACCAGATAAATAAAGGTCTTTCCACCTAACACCAGAAACACCTAAATCCAAAGCATTGTCGTGATTTGACCCACCAGACTGAGCAGGAGCAATAGCTGCCTCATCTTTTAAAAGTTTAAATCCAGTATTTGTAGATACCAAATACATATTATCTGTTGAGTTAACACCAATCTGTCCAACAGTAGTACCACTATTTTGAATTGTTTGCGCTACACCGTTACCAGTTCTGTTTATTGTAACATCAGCAAGACTATTACTTAACGTAATATTACCAGAACCAGTTCTTGTTGTGATTGTATCTACTTTTATTGTTGACATTTATTTTTTCCTAATGTGATAACTTTATTTCCCAAGAACCATTTTCTTGATGAACACCAGCACCACCAAAATAATGCCAATCTAGTACATCATTGGCTGCACAAGTTACAGATGCAGTACCACCAGCTTGATAATAACTAGTCCCTGCTTCTGGAGCTCTCCAGCGTATCGCATTAATAAAACTGCCATTTTTATGTAAATCTACATGAGCAACACCATTTTGGGGATATTTAATGTAAAATACTGAAACTTGATATACACCAGCAACTGGACAAGTAAAATTATTATTGGAAGAATTCCAATGACTACCTACATTTTCTATGACTGTAAACCCAGTAACTTGATTGCCGGGCGAGTTAACAGTACTTCCACTACTGTTAATGTGACTAGATAATCGTAACCTTACAAATGGTTGACTTGGCATAGTTACAGCACCAGCAGTACTAATTAAAAGTCTATTTCCACCACCAGTTTCATCACGAATCACATATGCATTACCTTGGTCTGTTCGTATTTGTGTGGAATATGCTCTTGATGAATTTTTTAAACCATAAGTGGCATAGTTAGCGCCTGTACTTTCAACCCTTGCTTCTGGGTTTCCACTAGCTGTTTTTATATGAAAATCAATATCTGGACTTAAACCAGAACTAACTTTACCAATATTCCCAGAAAATGTAGAAACACCAGTAACACCAAGTGTTCCACCGACTGTTGCATTACCTTGTCCAGTAATATTTCCAGGCACCACAAGATTATGTCCAGAACCTAAACTTACGTTTCCAGAACCAGCCACGTTTTCAATAGTATCTACTTTAATCTTGGATGACATTTAACTTATCCTTAACCTTCTGCCATTTCAGGCTCTTTATTATTATCCATTGTATTCTTTGCAGTATCAACTACTTTTAGTTCAAACGCCTGAGCAACTTGTGCATCAGTTCCTACTGCAAGTGCAATAGAATTTGCATTACAATGTGCAACTAGAGCTGCGATAATTTCTTCTTGTGCAATACGAGCACGATTATGAATAGCGTTATCACACCAATTTTGAACTGAATAAGCAGCATACTCAAGACACTTTTCTTGTGTGTCTGATACTGTTACTTTAATCTCTGCCATTTTATTTTCTCCTATTTGAGTTTAATCTATTTATTCTATGCGAGCAGGTGAACAGAAAATATATTATTTTCATGAATACTATACATCGTTCCTAGAGAAAGGTACAAATTTATGTAGTCGTTAGCGTTCAAACTAATCACGCCGGAATTAGTAGCTCCACCATAGTTACTGGGCCCAGTAGATTCATTTGCTCTTAAAAATAAAGTACCATTTTTATGGAGTTCAAGTTCAAGTCTACCATTCCCAGCATTAGTAAGACACCCAAAAGACACAAAATATCTACCAGCAATTGGAGCAGTAAAACGACCATTTGATGAATTATAATTACTTCCAATATCATGTTCAACTGCACCACCAACGATATTATTTCCTGAGCTCACAGACGGAAACTTTCTAACAAGAAGACTAGGTTGATATGGCATTCTAACTGCCGGTGCAGTATGAGGACTTGAACCTTCAATTACAATAGCGGCGTTTCCAGCGCTTTGTGCATCATTCATCATACGAATGTTACCTTTACCATTCGCATCAATAAACATATTGATTGTCTTTTTATCAGTAGGTCTTGATGTATCTACTAATGAAAACTCTGCACCACTACCCTCTACATGAAACTTTCTTTCTGGAGCAACACCTACACCTAAATTACCAGTAACTTGAGTATTACCAGTAACACCAAGTGTTCCACCGACTGTTGCGTTTGATTGCACTGCAAGAGTATCACCAGACTCAATCTTGACTGTATTTGCGTCTGAACCAGATGTTGCACCAGCGATTGTTGTGACTGTAATTTTACTCATATCTATACCACCGAAAGTTCACCGTTGATTGTAAGTGTTACTCCACTCGCAATCGTTAGTGGGCCTGCGGCCAATCCATTGTTGTTTGCATCAATAGTTGCACTTGTGTTTAATTCGTTTTCATGTACACGAATAATATCTCCAGCACCACCAGAGGTTTCGCCCAGAAACTTACCACCACCAAGACCAGATGCACTAACTCTTTTCAGTAATGATGTAGAGGTATCAAAGATGACAAGTTTATCACCAGATACCGCTTTATCAACATCTGAGTTTGCAAGTGTAGTACTCGCACCTTGAATTGCACCGTTACCTATTTGTGTTAATGTTGGCATTATTCTTTTCCTTTTAACATTTTTTGCAGTTCAGCGGTTGAACCGACAAACAATGCATTCGTTACATTCTTTGGTGCAGAGTTTGGAACTTCCTTGAGTTTCTTCATTTTCGTCTGAAGGTCACCAAGTTTTTCCGTTACGTCT